TACACTTTGCACAAATAGCAATATGCACAAAATAACTCTTGATTTTTTGTATATATTTGATACAATGTAATTGAGGCCGGTGCTCAGAGTCCACTACCCAGAAGGTAGGAGCATGGTGTTGGACGCACCACATAACCGGCCTCCCTTCCTTAATGTGGAGAACTCTGTGGAAACTGTGGGAAATGGAGGTGGTGTCTAATGGAGGGAGTAGATCTGTTCAACCTGATCGGCAACTATGCATTTCCTATTGTATGCTGCATTGCTTTGTTCTGGAAGATGGACAAAGACGAAACACAACATAAGGAGGAGAGCGACAAGTTTGCGGAGGCCGTGAACAATAACACCCAGGTCCTCACCAAGCTGCTCGACCGTATGGATGGCAAACAGTAACTATAAGGCTGCCCTGGATGTGATCGCCGGGAAGTATGGCAACGGAGAGGAGCGAATCAAGCGTCTCTGGGAAGCCGGCTATAACCCGCAAGCGGTCCAGACCATAGTAAACGCCCTTATGTCTGACAATCCTCCAGCTCCTGAGGACTCGGAGAACATCCTGGAGATAGAGGTTGATCTGTCGAAATATGACGGAATCAACCTGATTTTTAAGGAGAGTGATAACCATGACATTTGACGAACTCAAGCAGCAGCTCATTGAAGCTGGATTTCAGTGGACCGATCCCGCAGCCCCGGCACCCGAACCGGATCCTAAACCGGCTCCCGAACCTGCACCCGCGCCGGCCCCGGATGCAAACGCGCAGCTCATCGCGGCGATTGCGGATTTGAAGGCAACGATTCAGGCCAACGCCGTGAACACTTTTCATTTTGACCAGCCTCCCAAGGAGCAGACGGCCGAGGACATTCTCGGCGCCATGCTCGCGGGGGCAAAACCTGACAACAAATAAGGAGGATCTACATCATGCCTGGCGTAAATGACATGAATTTCCATCAGCTCGCTACTATCATGAACAGCATCACCCATCAGGCTACCGGTATCAACACCATTACACCGACCAACACGGCCGAGTTTGTGAGTGTTGGCACCACGGCCCTGACTGTTGGCACCGATGCTTTGTTTAACACCCTGACCAACATGTTTGGTCGCACCATCATGGCAAACCGCCCTTACTCTCGCAAGTTCCAGGGTATCGAGGCCAGCCAGCAGCGCTGGGGCTATATCAACCGCAAGATCTCGATCTCCGATCGCGGCTTTGAGGACGATAACTCCTATGTCCTGACCGAAGGTGGCACCTGCGACCCCTGGCAGATCAAGAAGGCCAGTCTCATTGAGGAGAAGTTCTACGGAACCAACGTATACTCCGACTATCTGACGATCCCGACTGTCCAGCTCCGCAGCGCCTTTACCAACCCGGGAGATTTTGCTGCCCTTCTGGATCTCATGACCACCAACATGCAGGACCGCATGGAGCAGGCTACCGAGAACGGCGCTCGCGCTGCGATTGCGAACATGATCGCCGGCGTTGTGACCGGCGGTGGCACCGAGCAGGAGGTTCATCTGCTTACTGAGTATAACGCGGAGACCGGGATCACCCCGCCTCTGACGGCTATCACCGTCATGCAGCCGGATAATTTCGCCCCCTTCATGCGCTGGGCTTATGCCAAAATCGCGACGATCTCCGATCGCATGGCCGAGCGCTCTACCCTCTATCACACCAGCCTGACCAATAAACCGATCATGCGCCATACCCCGGCTGAGGATCAGCGGCTGTTTATGTTCAGTCCGGCCCTCCGCAAGATGGACGCCACGGTCCTGAGCACGACTTTCAACGACAACTACCTCAAGCAGCCGTATACTGAGGCCGTCTCCTTCTGGCAGTCCATCGAGGTCCCCGATCAGATCCAGGTTACCCCGGCGTATCTGGCGGCCGACGGAACGATCACGACCGCTCAGGAGGCTGTTACGGTCGACAACGTCTTCGCGTTCCTCTGTGACCGTGACGCTCTGGGCATCACTCTCTTCGATGAGTCTGTCCTGGCCTCGCCGCTGAACCCGAGGTGCCGGTATTACAATGTCTTCTACCATCGCAACACCAGATGGTGGAACAGCTTCACCGAGAACGCGGTTGTTTTCCTGCTGGACTAACCCGCAGCTCCTCCCCTCCTCATTTTGGGGAGGGGAGTCTTTCTTAGGAGGTACATAAATGCCCTCAATTTCTGTAACGCTGTGGTCCTTCGATAAAAAGAAGAACTCCACCAAGCTTCCGGCTTCCGCTGGCACTGAGTTTACCGGAGAGATGAAACAGAGCTTCACCTTGACCGGCCTGGAGATCCGTTTCAATCTCGGATCGCAGCTCGTAGCCCCCACCTATAACTATGCTCAGATCCCGTCTCTCCGTCGATATTACTTCATAACGGACTGGTACTATGACCGTGGTTTCTGGATTGCTGTCATGGCTGTTGACGTTCTGGCCTCGTTCAAGCTGGAGATCGGTAACAGCTCTCAGTACGTTCTCAGATCATACTCTCGTTACACTCCCGGTATTATAGATACCAGTTATCCGACAACAGGCGAAGTGACCAGGACCTCATCTCAGATCGCGGCCGGGACATTCTGGGGAGCTGATGTTACCCAGGATACCGGCCTGATCGTGATGGGAGTTATCGGAAATAGCTCTTCGTCTGTAGGCGCGGTGACTTATTACGCTCTAACAATGCCGGCCTTTCGCACATTCCTCAATGCCATGCTGTCCTCTATATCCTGGGCGAATATCAGTATTACAGAGATCTCCGCAGAGCTTCAGAAGGCGCTCATCAATCCGACGCAGTATATTGTGAGCTGCCGCTGGTTCCCGATTCTTGCCAGTGCTTTCAATCAGGGAGCAGCCGTAAGTGCTATCAATCTCGGCTGGTGGTCCTTTACCGCTCCGGCCAGAGTCCTCAATACCGTTGGATCCGCTTGGGTTTCCCGGCAGAATGAGTTCTCTATTCCTGTTCATCCGCAGCGAGTTGGGCGCGGAGATTATCTTCGTCTCTCCCCCTATTCATCCTATATGCTGAAATTTCTGCCTTTTGGGGTATTTGAGATTGACTCCACAGAGCTTTTTGAGGGTGACACGCTGGGGATCCTGGTGGATACAAACCTAATGACAGGGGACTCCGTTCTCCATCTGGCTACCAAGAAGTTTACAGATGTTCAGTATAATTGGGACAATTCCTTCCTCGTTGTAGAAAGTCAGATCGGTGTACCTCTTCCCGTAGGTCAAGTCAGCGCGGATGTCGCAAACTATCAAAATGCTTTGGCCGCCGGCGTAGTAGCAGGTGCCGGTGATATTGCAAGAAGTTTCTCCAAGGAAAAGGAACCCGCTACCAAACACCATAGCGGTAAGTTTTAGGAGGTATATAGATGGCGCTTGGTGATTTTCTTGATGATATAGGCTCGGCAGCCGTTGATTTCGGCCGTAATCTTCTCGGCGGAATTATTGACGGTATCAGCGACGTAGCGCCCTCTGCCCTTCCGACCGCTACCGCAGCGCTCGCGCAACTTTCATACAGAGGGACTACCGGAAACTTTCAAAGTGCTATGGAGCCTATTATCCTCTCCGGAAAGTTTCAGCATATATCCGACATGAATCCGGAGACCCAGGGGAGTCCGTGCTACATGCGAGACTATATCCACACCTTCTCCGGGTTTGTGATGTGCGATAACCCAATTTTTCAAAGCTCGATTGCCACCAGCGTGGAGGAGGGAGCTGTTGAGGCCATGATGGCGAAGGGGTTTTTCTATGAGTAGTTGGGCAGCATATGTCACCAATCAGGTCCCGCCGATCACCACGGCGGAGCAGGAGCAGAACGTCCTTAATCTTGCCGCATATTTCCGGTCCCGAGGCTGGACGGATAACGCTATCGCCGCCATGTGCGGCAACATGCAGACAGAGTCCTATCTCAATCCCGGCCAGTATCAGCATGGCTACCCTGTCGGAACGGCATCCGGAGGCTTCGGCCTGGTCCAATGGACTCCCCGTACCAAGTTCTCAGACTGGGCCGGGGCAAACTGGGAATCGGACTTTGACCTCCAGCCGGCCCGGATCCAGTATGAGCTGGAGAACGGTCTCCAGTGGCAATATCGGCCGGGGTATACTCAGTATATCAGCTTCGCGGATTTTGCTGTCAGCACGGCCAGCGTGGATTATTTGACCGGAGCCTGGCTCTATTACTATGAGGGTCCTGCGGATCCTGCCTCATCTATCACGCTGCGTCGGCAGCAGGCCGATAACTGGTATACGTTCCTGGGCAACACCCCGACGCCCTCGCTCAACATCCCGATCTGGATGCTCTTCAAAATTCGATGGAAAAGGAGGGGCGGCATTTGAATCCCCCGATTTATTTTGATTATGCAAATCAGCTCTACAACGCGGAGACGCCGACCGGCACCCATCCGCGTGACAATCTGACCACGGCCTATTATGTTCGCTATCTTCTCAAGCGGGCTATGGCTATGTTCAAGTTCACCCTCCCGGAGACATGGGACGAGAACTATTTTAAATATGTTCTGTTCTGTTTCGGCTATCTCTGCGTGATCGACTCGCCGCGCTTCGGCGTGATCCCGCAGCAGTGTACCCTCTCCGGGTATAACGTGTTCTACCGGCCGGCATACACCCTGGTGACAAATCCGCTCATGACCGGCGGCATGGGAAATGGCAGGTATCAGATCGGCGTTACTACGGAGCTGATCTGTCTCCAGCCTGATTTTAGCGGGATCCTGGACATCTGCACCCTCCACGCCGAGCGCCTGGCCTATATCCATGAGGCGCTGGTCATGAACCTCCAGAATAGCAAGCTGGCGTATCTGTTCCTTACGGATGATAAGAACGCAGCGGCTCTTTTCAAGGCAGTAGTCGATCAGATTCAGCAGGGCCAAATCGCCGTGGCAGCCGGCAGCAAGCTCAAGGATAAGAAGACCGGTGAGCTGAAATACCAGTTCATTAATAACGATATCCGCAGCAATTTCATAGCCGGCGAGCTGCTGGATGCTATGCGCGTGGAGTTCAGCAACTTTGACAGCAAGCTCGGGATCCCTAATGTCCCCTATGAGAAGAAGGAAAGGATCAACACGGCTGAGGCCAACATGAGCCGATTCGAGAGTGAGACGCTGCTGGATACCATGTATACCACCATGAGCGCCGGCGTCGAGAAGGTCAACAAAATGTTCGGGCTGGATCTCCGGGCGGAGAAACGCTATGAGACCGGAGTGGATTACCAGGGAGAGGAGGATCAGGATGGCGAGAATTAAGCTGACAGTTGTTGGCCTCTACAACTTCAACGAGGATCTTTTCTCCCTCATGCAGCTCCCGGCCGGCGTCAATCGGGAGGACCTGATCATGGAGATTTTGGAGCGAGCCGGCGATCTGGGCCTCCTCTATCCGGACTATGATTTCATGCATACCATGATCGGCGTCTGGAGCAGGAACGAGCAGCATGTCTGGGAGAAGATGTACGCGACCCAGACCGTCGAGTATAACCCCATTGAGAACTACGACCGGACCGACTCGATCACGCGCACCGTCGAGAGCAGCAGCGAGAGTCAGAGCACCAACAGCCAGACGGCCTTCAACTCCGACAGCTTCAAGGCCACGGACAAAAACGACAGCAGCGGATCCTCTGGCGGATCTGAGACGGTCAGCACCCGAAGCCACGGCAATATAGGTGTGACCAGCTCGCAGCAGATGATCGAGCAGGAGCGTGAAGTCGCGCAGTTTTCCATCTATTCCTTCATCGCCCGGAGCTTTATCGACCGGTTCTGTATCGAGCTTTACTAAGGAGGCAGCTATGGACCAGTTCAATTTTTCTGACTATCCGAACACCAATTTTAACGAGACAAATTTGGATTTTCTCCTGGAGGAGACCGCGAAGAACACCGCAGATATTGAGGAACTCAAAGCCGGCGGGACTGTCACTGACTATGAGGATTTGCAGAACCTCCCTAAAATTAACGGTGTTACTCTTATCGGTGATAAATCGCTGGAGGATATTGGTGCAGCAAGCGCTGATGAACTTTCTGGGTTTCCCTCATATTACGATAGTTATATTTCCGGCAAAGTAGCCACGATTAATAGCAATGCCCCTTTGAATGGTTTGTCGTTTGTGTTCATTACTGATTTGCATTTTTATAGTAATCAGTTAAACAGTCTTGGACTAATCGACTACATTATAAAGCACACAGCAACGGATATTGTGTTAAGCGGTGGTGACTACACACAAGCATACGGAACACAAGCAGATATTGATTATGCAAAAGCTGTCACATTCCGGTATGCGAAGGCACTTTTCCCACATTGGTTTAGTATCCGAGGAAATCACGATTATACAATCAAAACTGCGGCTGACACGGCAAGCGGTATCACAGAAAGCGACAAAGCAACATATCACGCTATCGTGAGACCATCGGCAGACTGGAGGTATAGCGTTCCCACCCCCGCTAACGATATATTAAATACTCAATACAACATCCGTAAGAACTATAACTGGGTACTTACAAACGAACAAGCAAAATTAAAAATAATCGGTTTGTGTGATTACAACACAACTAATGTTGATACCTATTATGGTATCAGCAGATTTTATACTAATGCTTATGTGGCTTATTTCTGTCAATTACTACAGGAATGTGATGGATATAACATTATTGTCCTAACTCACGCCGCATTAGTTGACGAACTTGGAGATGGTAGCACAAATAGACTAACAAATGCACTAGATGCCTACGTTAATAGAACCTCTATTTCATTCGGGTCATTTTCTTTTGATTTCAGCGCCGCCACAGGAAAAATTATTTGTTGCTTAAGCGGACACCATCACGCCGATCAATCCACTGTTGTTAATGGTGTGTTACACATCGGCACAACTTGCGATGCGCTTTATCATGAGGATGGATATGGAAGAACAGCCGGCACAACCTCTGAGCAAGCTTTTGATGTGTTCACCATTGACATTGACAACAAAACAATCAAGGCAACAAGAATCGGCGGTGGCAGCGACCGTGAATGGGTCTACACCTAAAGGACACTTTAAAACAATAGGAGGATTAACATGGCTTTCTTTAGATTCCCTTATACCTCGTTCAACCAGGTGAACCTCGATTGGATCATGAAGACGCTCAAGAAGCTGGAGCCGGCTGCTACTATGGTAGAGGACGCGGCCGCCGCGCTGGAGGAGGCCCAGCAGACAGCCGAAGCAGCTCAGGAGGCTGTTGATACTGTCACCGCCCAGGCGGCTGAAGCGGTTGCAACGGCTGAGGAGGCCAAGGACATTGCGGAGCAGGCAGCTCAGGCCACCGTAGTGGACGGCAGCATCACCAGGGCAAAGCTGGCGACCGACGTCACCGACGAGCTGGACGATCTCCGCTCGGATGTAGATGCTGCCTCGACAACGGCCAACAATGCTCTCTCGGCGGCCGGAGTAGCGCAGCGGCTCGGCACCCAGGCGGCTCAGACCGCTGCTACCGCACAGTCCAGTGCGGACGCGGCACAGTCCAGCGCGGCAACGGCAAACTCAGCCGCCGCGCAGGCTGGATCCGCCGCCGCTGCCGCGCAGAACACCGCAAATACGGCTCTCGCGTTTGCGACACAAGCGCTCTCAATCTTCCATGTGGAAGACGCCACGGCCGCCGGTACTGACTACAACTTGAATGCATACGGAACCACTCGCCTTGCGGTTATCATCGGCTCGGCCACAGGAGCGGATCACAATTCGATCCTCTATGTGGACACCTCGGCCAATGCGGTCCGTCTCCTTGGTAATGCGGCCGCCGGCATTACCGTAAGCATATCCGGTGGAGTCCTTCGCCTGGTCTCCAGCGTGACAGCCAACGTCTGGATCTGTCCTCTTCCCTTCTAAGCATAAGAAAAGGGAGCTACCTCCATGGGTAGCTCCCTATTTCTATATTGTGGGCGATTCAGTCACAGTCAAGCTCGCAATTGACATACGGGCGGCCGCTCTTGGTCTCGCCACCAGTGATAACGACGGAGAAAGGCTCTTCCCCCATCAACTCCGCGCACTCAAGGAAGGAGCGAACGAAGGTCTTGGAGATCGTGCTGACCTTCTGCTGGCCGCTGGTGAAGGAGAGGACCTGCTGAAGCTCTCCCTTACTGTTCTCCTCCTCATAGAGGCACCACTTGTCAACCGGCATCGAGAGTCCGCGCTCCAGATCCTTCACCTGGGTGCTCTCGCTCTTGGTCATGCGGTACACGGCTTTCTTGTCCTTCATGTCGATGTTGCCCATCAGAATGTTCATAGTGTTCCTTTCTGGCGTCGGCCGCCACCCTGATTATTGATGCTGAAATTTGGGGAGTGATCCTCCCTCGAGACCAATGTTTCATGTGAAACACTGGCCTCAGGGGAATATCACGCGGGGTCGCAATCAACTCACAAACCACCAGCTTCTTTCAAGATAGGAAAACACAATGTTAGCGGCATCTTTTCCCTCGACCCTCTCACGCGGAGGATCTCCGTTTTGAAGGGCGTGATAGTTCGCCTTAAGAAGCATTTGGTACAGATTGAACAACTCTTTAGATGTTAGCATTGTTTCCCTTCCTCCGCTTTAAGGTATCGGCCACCTTCTGATATTATAATACCAAATCAGAAGAAGAAAAACAATTGACATTTTGCACAAACTTCTCAAAAGATAGAGTTTCTTGTGGTCTTTTCCAGCTTTTCCTCCGTTATCATGTCCAATAGCGTCTTATAATCATTTTCAAATGACAAGGTATAAGCTACCGGAGAAAGACAGGCATTGCGAGTTATATTCACTTCTTCCCCATTAATCAAAACTTTTCCATAGTCCTCGTTATAAGTCACGCCGAGTTTGTCGCACTCGCTGAACACAAACCCAGGCCGAAAAGCCTCCAGCCCTCCTTTGGCAGCCAGCTCCTTGGCGCCGGCCTTCTTCGGAACGCCGGCCACGGTGATACCCACTTCCAGCTTGTCGGTCTTTTTATTCCACTTCTCAAAGGCGTACTTCTTCGCGCCCAGCGTTACAAACCGGTGATACTTGTAACCATGCCGGGGATCGTCCTCGATCTCAAAGACTCCGAGGTAATGACGATTCCCAAAACTATCATCCGCATAACCGCCGGCTGCAAGATCCCGCTGGCGGTATTCTTCATTCAACTCCTCCAGGCCGGGCCGGTCCCCGGTGTACATGACGCTATCGGTATCGCAGTAGATTACGCTATCCTTCCTCAGGTCGATGGCCCTTTGCAGCTCGGCCCTCGCGTGAGCCGTGGTATAGCATCCAAGCTGATAAGTAATAAAGGCTTTCTTCTGGGCGATCTTAAGCAGCTCGCCGTCAGACAAGGACCGGTCTGTCTTAAAGGAATAGTTAAAGTCATTCGGATGTTTCGGATCAGAAAACAGGATAGCCGGCTGTAATGGATTCTGGCAGCTCATTCCGTAGATACTATTCAGCATCTCCTTGGCCCGGTCATAATAGATCTTCTGATCGTCCAGTCCCTTGAGCTTGGTTTTCGCCGTGAAAAGGTCGATGTTGAGCTGCCTCAGACCCTCATACATAGGTCCGCTCTTGGCTGTCCACATCTTTAGGATTTCTATCTTGTCCCAGCAGTATTGACTCTCAATGATCCGGAAATCCACCTCCGTCATGGCCATGGTCAAGGGGATATTCTTCTCCGCCACACGGAGCACTCGGCCGTTATCCATGACAAAGCTGTCCTTGATGCCCTTCCATTGGTCCAGGCACTTTGCGCGGGGAATATATGGGATCGGTTCATACTCATACTTGAGACGGATATTCCAGAATCGGACCTCCATAACCACGCAATAGCCCCAGTCCATCATCTGGTCCAAAAAGTTGCTTGTCAGGCTTAGGGATCCGGTCCGTTGGAACGGTTCGACCGGATACCGCTCAAGGACCTGCTGCGCGGGATAGCTGGAAGAGATGTCAATCCCGTGGACGTTCTCGATAATGCCGCTCTCGACCATATATCTGTTTGCGTGGGTGTTGCCGCCGCGAAAAGCGTTTCTAAGAGTCTGGAAAAGCAGTTCATTCGGAAAACAGTCCTGAATCTTGAAGTGATACGGCCGCATCATTCGCTTAGCCTCGCGTCGGACAAAGCCTGTCTGAGTATACGGCAGCGTGTAAAGATCGTCCTGGTTAAGATCCAGCAGGCCCCGGATTGCCTCAGTCAGACCGAGAACGTCATAAGCACAATATAGGATCTCCCGCCGGCTTAGGGGAGTGGAGGGGAGACGAAGCTTGGAATAATCAAACGCCTCCCCGGATCTCTTCCGATACTGGCAGTTGAATCGGCGCGTCAGGCTGTCCAGGCTAAGATTGGTAAGCAGATAGGAACAGCGAAACTCAAAGGTCTTCTTGTACATGGTCATCCGGAGGATCTTATGGGCATCCACCGCAAAAACCTCCTCGTTCTTAAAGGGATAGATCTGAGGGGAGGAGATAAAGGTCCCCTCATAATTGAGATTATGAACAAACACCAGCAGCCGCAGCCCCTTCAACCGGACCCGAAGCTGCTGCATCATATGCAGCCACTCCTCCCATGTTCGGCCCATGATACACCAACGCTGGTCAATGGCGAACTGCCATACATACATGAAGGACTGTTCCAGATCCGGGACTCGGCTTGTCTCAATGTCGAAGGCCGCGATCTCCTGAGCAAAGGTATATTTTCCCCTCTCTCCCTGTTTCCGGTGGAGCGGATGAAACTCTATTTTGTTGTAGTCCACATACCGCTCCCAGATAACCATTAACTTCTCCCCCTACGATAAGATGCAAAGAACATCTCGCCAACTTCCTGGGCCTGATCGTCATAGCCATTTTCCCGAAGCCACTTGACAAAGATCCTGGCCCAGCTCCGTTGACTGGCCGGCCTCTTCTTGCCGGCGCGGTCCCGCATGAACTCCTGCACAATGGTATCTTTAGAATCAAAGAGCTGGTTTACCAGATTTTCCCTAAACCACTCCATGAAGTCTGCGAATTGGTCAAAGTTTTGTTCGTTCACAAACCCCCAGCGATCACCTTCATGCAGCGATTCAAGAGCTTTCTTTCGCTGCTCGCGCCGGTGAGCGACGGTCTCAGTTTTGAGGACCCGGTTAACGTCGGCCACCGCGTGAGCAATATCCTCCAGGCTTCCGCTCTTAGCCAGGGCCGCGGCCGTCGGCAGCGTGGGTATGTTCTCGGATCGCCGAAAGGAAACGTCTGAGCGCCGGACCTGTTTGATCTGCCGGAGAGCTTTTCTCCGCTGGGTGTTATAGCTTCGGAGGACGTCAGCGACCTCCAAGTATCCGCCGGTCAAACCGTAGATAGCTTTATTGTAACTCATGCCTTTAATACTCATATTAGACCTCCCAGATGTTTTCAAAGTCCAGCTTTACCGCCGCATTTGCATAGTAGACATCCCGATCATAAATAGCGATCTTAAGGAATTGGAAGTCACGCTTGAAGGCGGCGAAATCATTTTTCAGAGTTGTGTATCTCTCCTCGGCCTTAATCCCAGGCACCACATAGAAGAGATCCTCCGTCTTGTGCATGTACACCGTCAGATTGCCTATCGAGACCAGCGGCCGGTATTGGTCAAGAGGCTTTGACTCGACATGCTCATAGGTGGAGGCAGAGAATTCATTCCCCAGCGCCATGGACTTAAATTCCTCATCCTGAGCCACCTTGTAAATGGCAAGCTGCTCCTTCTCCGCGCTGATCGGCGAGTCCTTAAAGAGATAGATCGCAAGTGAATCATCAAAGAATCGGCCATAGGTGCGGCCCTTCCTTACCATCCGATCGACCGCATCAATGCCGCCTAACGCCCGGAGGACATCATTATCCAGGCTGTTGGTGTTGCTGAGAAGGATGCATTTGAGCTGCGGCCGGCCTTGAATAACCCTGTTGCGCTGGATCGACTCGACCGCATTTAGGAAGGCGTCTCCCTCACCGCGCATCTTCTTATCAATCTTCTGAGGGATAAACTCATCATACACCAGGACATCATACTCAACGCCATCAATGCCGCGGCAGAAGCTGCTCAGGCTAACGGCCGGCGCGATCATGGGACCGGAGGCGTGACGCTTGCCTGTCTTTTCATCCGTCTGGGCCTCATAGAATCCATAAAAGAATTTGCTGGCCTTGAACATGGAAATATCCCGACCCAGATCCCGGTTGAGAGGCTGGAAGGGATTCATCGCGTCCAGCTCCAACATCTCAATATTCTTCTGAGTCCGCCGCATATACAGGAAGGGGATCTCTTCCTTCAACAGATGCTTGAGCACTCCATAAGTCTTGCCGATACCACGGCCGCCGAAGGCGATCACTATGGGAGCGGGATCTGAGAAGAACAGATCCGTGTTGGCCCAGCCGGCAGGGAGATACATGTTATTTGATTTCAAGGAGCTTCACTCCCTTCTCATCGTGGACGCTTACATAGAGATCAGTTATGCCGATGTCCCTCAAACATCGATAATACCCCTCCGCGAAGCAATATGCGCGGATCTTGACCGGGAACCGATACATGGTAGTCCCATAGGCTCCCTTCTTATAACGACGCAGTTTGACGGTATAAGTGTGCATTAATCTTCATCCTCCTCATCCTCAGAGTAGTCCTCAACGTCATAGTAATCATCGTGCCAGGAATCGGCGCCGGTCACAAAGCCGACAACAAATCCAAACACGAAGGCCAGCAGGATCAAGATAGATGCATAGATGTACATGGTATCTCACCTCCTCTTGATCGCGTCCATAAAATGTCCCATAATCACGAAAAACGTGTTTCGCTCGTCCGCCATTGGGCGATCACCGTTGCGCTCCTTCCATGTCCGGGAGCATTCCGGGCAGTAAAGCGCAGATCCGCAGCTGCCCCAGCCACGATGGATCAAATCTGCCGTATCGGAGATCTTCTTGTTGGCAATTTTTTCGTGATTCCCGCAGCAACTGCACATGATGTCAATCGTCATGCCGGTCCTCCTTCCCGACAAAGATCTCGCAGATGGCAGCAGCCACCAGGGCGAGCGCGAAACATATCCAGTTGAGCATGTGAATACCTCCTCCCAAAATTTCTGGATACAGATTTATTATAACCGATTGACAAGCGATCCTCAATCGTCATTATACACGAAATTGTGGGCTTATAATTGTGCACTATGCTATTTGTGCAAAGTGTACAAAAATAGG